GAGAAGTCTAAAGTTCCATCAGAATTCTGATAAGTAACCGTAATTCCTGATTCGGTGTTACTACTCACCATCGCTCCAGCGATGTCTTGGACTTCTTCGGTAGATAATTGAGTGCCGTTTGAGTTTGCAGGAATCCAATAAGAATTAGTATTGTCCCACGTCAACACCTGACCATCAGTAGCCGCAGTAGCGTTAACGTTGCTTAAATCTCCAATATTGGCGGGAATAGATGGTTTATTTAAAATCTGAGCGTCACCAGATGTCGCGTTAAAATCCGCATTTACATTGACTTCTGCATTTGCTTGAATGCTGTCAAGCTTTGACTTATCAGTCCCTGACATTAAGCCAGCGGTTCCGCCAGCACCAACAAGGGGTAGCGCTACATTTGAACCCGTAGATGAGTTCAATGATCTTGTAGCTGAAGTGTATGTTAAGTTTGTTCCTACGTTGACCTCGGCACCAGCAGTTATCCCGTCAAGCTTGTCCTTGTCTGCACCTGCCATAAGCCCTGATACACTGCCTGTCTCTCCAGCGGTCGCTGTCGCATTAGGTAGCGTGACATTTGTCCCAGTAGATGACTGGATTTCTGAACTGTTAGCTACGTAACTTAAATTAGTCCCTACGTTTGTTTCAGCGCCAGAAGCTATTCCATCTAGCTTGCCTTTGTCAGTACTGGACATAAGCCCAGGGTTATCTGTCGTGGCATTACTTATGACAACATTATCTCCTGAGCTAGAAGATATAGTAGCAGTACTTGCATCCCATGATAAGTCACACCCTTGGCCGACTTCGACGACGCTCGCAGTTCCCTCTACATCTTTTTTTAAAAAAAGCTTGCCATCATAAGTATTTACAGCTAATTCTCCTAATTCTAAGTCACTAACGGCAGGAGCAGCGCCTGTAGTTCCCGATCTTCTTAGCTTGAGCACAAAATCGGGCATGTCCTATCCTTCGTTACACATATTCTGCCGTATAAATTAGTTATATCTTAGAAAGTTCCACCGTCAATAGTATTGCTCCAGGAGATGGTGTCATTGCTATGGTCGTAAGACAAAAGACCATCGGTCGATCCTCCGCCATCTAAAGCTGTCAATTGATTCGAAGTATTAGATACAATGACCGAACCCTTGGCTACAGAACTTAAACCTGTTCCTCCATAGCCTACTCCGAGAGTGCTGCCCTGCCACGTTCCGCTGGCAATTGTTCCAACTGTAGTGATGGTATTTTGACCACTATAGGAACTAGATATGCGTACTGTAGTTGCGTTTACTGATATACCAGTACCTGCTCCGACGTTGAAAACTTGTCCAGTTTGACTTAACCCACTGCCAGCCGTGATAATTCCCGTGTCAGAGAATTGCGCGAAGAGCAGATCGTCAGTGCCAACGCTAATACTACCCGTATTTGTTAGCACAAAGCCTTTATTGGAGCTTGCCGTACCATCTTCTACAAATGTAAATAATCCTGGGGTGACTTCGGAATCTGTATCAGCGTCTGAAGATCTAGTCCAACTACCACCGCTTACAACATCATAAATGCCATTTTCTGAGGAATCTGTTTGATCTTTAACGAGAACTCTATCACCAGCAGCAAGCGCTACTGCATCGACTGTTTGTGTATTTGAAAGTGTAATATTTGCAGTAGTAGCTGCTCTAACACTAGCCTTGACATCCAGTCCAGATCTTGCAGCGTCTACATACTGTTTATTCGCAGCGTCAGTAGCGTCTACTGGATCAGCTAAGCCAACAATCTTATGAGAGTTTAAATCTACATTACCCGCAGCGGCAGCCAATGTATCTATAGTATTGGCCTGAACACCAGCATCAAAATCGGTTATTTTGGTATGAGCGAGGTCAGGGATATCGGCAGAGACTAATAGCCTATAGGTCGGGCTTGCGGCTAACCCACTACCAGGCCCTGCCAGAATCTTATGTGCTTGTATACTTTCATTTCTATTAAAGTAAGATCCTTCACCCGCAATAGATTTAATGCTCGAAGAAGCGGATCCAGATCCAGAAACTCCAAAACCATAGTAAAGGGTATTGTCATTTTCGTTATATGCTAACTCTCCATTTAATAATGATGAAGGTGCTCCCGCCGCAGAGCTTGCATCTCTTCTTTTGATTCTTACGGAAGTCGCCATTTTAGGTCTAGATCATCATTATATCATTCCGAATCAGAAGTTCCCGCCATTGATAACTGCGTCCAGGTCACCGTCTAAATGAAAATCTCCAGAGACACCCATCCCACCAGTAACTGTTACTGCGCCGGTAGTAGAGCTAGTGCTTGAAGTCGTATTCTGAACATTTAGACGACCGTTAAAGGTGTGATTAGCCGTGATCGTTCTTGCATTGCTAATATGTACGTATTGTAAATGGTCATCATTGCCTAAACCTTTAAGTCGACCATGGTCTATAAAATCTTCGCTAACGTGAATGTTCTTATCGTATTTACGAAGATCTTCGTATGCTGCAACTACAACGTTGCTTGTATTAGTATAGCTTGTGTCATATTTATAGATAATTTTATATAGCTCTTTAACATGTATCTCCTCCATACTACCAAGATCTAAGTCTGCAATTCTGACTACAGACGCCGAATCAACAGAGTCGTATGTACCTTGACCTGTTATCCCAATAATAGGATACAATGTGTTTTGTGTTATGCAAATAAAAGTAATAAAATAAGCACCACTGGCTATCGCAGTGTTCGCCCATGATCCTACGCTAGAGTTGTAAGTAGGGACGCCTGCAGATTCGACCCAAGCATATTCGACAGGAGTCGTGTGATTCCACTCAGACACTCCACTATTAGTTACTTGATAAAAAACTGGAACCTTGGCAGCCGGGGAAAGTACTTGTTGAAATAAATTTTGCGCGGTGTTTGCTGCTGGTGTGGCGGAATGAGTAGCAGGTATCTGCAAGTCGTAAAAACGACCAGTCCCGTTATTCAACGAAAACTTAGCCTGACTGTCTGCTGAACCATCATTGCTTGTAGTAATATTTCCAATGTCAAAGCCAGCGACTGTCGCTGATCTGGCTGATTCCAAATATCCTAAGGTGCTCCAGTCCATGGTCATACCATGTCTGCTGTCATTGATCATTAATGGTACGCCATTTGTCTGGTCCCACCAAAGCACACAGACAGGAGTGTCCAGCTTGTAATCAAAAGCAGTCGTTTTTATCTGTAATGCAAAAGTTTCATCCAAATAGATATTGTATATACCGGTAGTCGTTGGCTGAGGTACAAATTTAAAGCTTGTAAAAATGTGTTTTAGTCCTCGGCACCACACTGCGGCATCTGCTCCTACGGGATACAGCCAGATCTGCTGTTCTGTCGGGCGATAAGCGATGACGGTACTGTCTTTGTTTACAAAACCAGATGGGCCTGACGAATCTGTTATCCCTGTTAAATTCCTGACGTACGGCTCGTCTAGTGAAATGACAGTCTGACTAGATGCTGAATTATGTATGACACCATCTTGTGCTGTGACGACTAAGGAGATAGCTGCAAATATTGCAATCTGCAAGTCTGTTGATGTCACATATTCTAATCTCTCGAGGACTAGACCTTCTTTGATGTATAGGAGATTTTCGTCAGTTGCATACGCCAATTCTCCTTCTTCAAAAGAAGCAGGTGCAGCTAATAAGTTCGCAGCAGTTCCCCTTGCTAATTGGATCTTTGCACGATTAGCGGGTACTGGCATCTGTCTTTTTTTGCTGTGTTAGTATTCCACATCAAGCAAATGTTCCATAAGAGCGGCATATAACTGTAATTTCATTGTAGCAAGGCATTCTTGTTCTTCTGCCGGCCCCCCAGGCCAACGTTCAAGACCTTCAGAAACAGTGCGGTGCAATAACCGCAATGCAGTTACATTCATTTCTAGGGAAGTGACACAAGATTCGTCATTCATAATAAGTCACTTCTTTTTTTGCTTCCTAGTCCCTTTCCCTGGAGCTAGACGACTATTCTTCCCATGGCCGTTTCTTGCTCTGTTTTTCTTTGGATCTTCTAGCTTAAATCCTCCTCCACTCGCGTGGCTTACGTCTTTTCCTCCCTTACCCATAATCCCACGAGCACGACGTTCTCTAGACAAATCAGCCCTGTATTTCTTTTGTTTAGAAGAAGAATTGCGCTGCTTGTCGTAAGCTAGCTTCTTCTTATAGGATTCAGGGTTGCTAGCGTAGAAAGCAGCAGTTGATCTTTTCTTTGGTGCCATTACTTTTTACCTGTCCCTTTCTGACGCCGGTTTGTAGCTCCATTAAAAGAACTAGTCCGTCGAGGGCTCGCTTTACCTTTATACTCCGTTATGACTTTCTCCGAATTTTTTCGTTTGGAAGTCATTTTAGCTGTAGACAAAGGTAAAGGCATCTTGAACCCTTTAATAAATTAGTTTGCCGTGATCAAAAAGGTGAGCCGTCTTTGTTCCTCGATTCAGGGGAATAAGAAGGCACACCCAAGCTCCCGTCGTTTACCGGATCTGCAATGCCTCTCTCCGTGATTACAGGATGAGAAGCGTCTACAGAGGCATCAATGTTGACGCCATTGATAAACCGAGGAGAGGTAGTGTAAGTAACATCATTCATCCGCTTCTCCCTCTGAAGGCTTAGGTTGCGTGACGGATTTCTTGATCGCTGTCAATTTGCTTGCGATTTTTTCCACAGGCTTTGGTCTAGCTTGTGACTTTTCTTGAGCTTTTACAGGCTTTGCTTCTTCAGCCTCCGACTCTTCAGCCCAACCAAGGGCTTGAAACTCTCTAGCCTCGACTGTAAAATAAGCAGTACGCTTGATTCCGTTTTTAACAAAGACTGTTGGATTGTTTAAATGCATAATAAAAAAGGGTGACAGAGCACCCTTTATTATTCCCTAAAAGAAATGATCAGGCGTCAACCATGTCAAGATAAGCCTTAGTGACAGTCGCAGTGCCGGTACCGGCAGTCAAGGTGTACTTGACCAGATTATCTGCATCGCAGAGTGCCCCACGGACATGTGCAATGCCGACTCCGTTCAGGTCAAGGTCGCCAGCGCCAAAGCTGACATCCTTTCCACCAATGTTGAAAGTCACGTCGCCGTTGCCTGTAATGGCAGCGCCAATCAGAATGACACGGATAGTCTTGATGTTCTTAAGCATTACCGGTGCGGTCGCATCGGATGTGGTTACTACGAGGTTTTCGTCAAGATCAAAACCTTCGCGTGGGAACATTCCCGTTGAACGTGCAGCCATGATGAACTAAAGATAAAGGAACAGCTAAGGCGCTATCTGCAACGCTCAAAGCTCTATCATATGGTTCCTAATATATAGAAGGTATGCGTTGACATAAAAAAAAGGGGCCGAAGCCCCTTCCTTTATCTTTCAGAAGAAAGAATCAAGCAGTTGCGTCAACATTACATAGACGAGAAACTGCTCTTCCGTTAATCAGAGCTAAGCCGCAATACCATTCAACTCTAATTACAATTTGAGGTGAGGCAGAAGACTCGCCCAGATCGCGGACTTGAACACCACCGTTCTGAATACCAGTCAATAAATCATTGCCGAAAGATGCGACATAGATGGACTGATCGGCGGGGGTTCCGTCAAGGATAGGAGTATTTGTATGGTCCCGATCCAGTTCAACGACAGGCAGACCGGCGTAAACCATCTGCTGGTAGCCGAACTCGTTGCGAGTGATCTCGATCTGAGCGTTCGCACGAGCCTGCTTTGTCAGATGACGACGCATCGACTTAGACATCACAAGATACTTGCGACCACCCTGAGCGTCGACAGCGTCAACAGCTTCGTCAAGAGCAGCAAGGTCAAGAGCAGCAGCAGAAGCGCCGTTGCGGATCACCTGAGAGTTCGTGGCGTAGCTAGCGGCTGGGAGGCGTGCTGCCAGACCGTCAAACTCAGAGGGGGACTGATTGGAATCGCCGTTAATGAACAGTGATTCCCAGGACAGGCGCATTGCGCGAGTCTTTGACTGCACTTGATAGGCACGGGACTCGTTTCCTTCCAGGGAAAGAATTGCGCGATCAATCTTAATATCACCACCAAACAGGCGGAGGGATTCCGACTGTTGGCTGATTTCCGCGTAGCTTTCTGAATAGTTAGCGTTGTAGTTTCTGAAACCTACTTCGCCAAGGCTTTCTTCTCTTTTCCAGAAGAGTCCATTACCTTGGATGTCTCTGAAAGGTAGAACACTTAGCAGGGATCCAGCGGCTAATTCAGATACCACAGCTAACTGCTGGGGGTTGGCTGAATGCTTTTTAGCTTCGGTCAGTGTAAGAGCCATTTTAACTCAAGTTGAATAAGGTGAACAAGGAAAGGTGAAACGTGCTCAGAGCGTCTCGCTCCAACTCGATACACCCTGCCCAGGTCAACCATCTCGGTCGCACTAAACCGGGTGCTTTCTAACATATAATTCCGAAAATAAATATTCTTCCCATTTCTTAGTTTAGAAATAGGCAGCCTGTAGTTTAATTGCCAAAAGCCTTCATAAACAATTCATCATTAGACATTCCACTCAGATCCTCTACGGGCTGTCCGTTTGAGTCGGTACCTCCGTAGGTTAAACCTGCTCCGCTGCCTTTGACGCCTTTGAAGAAAGTGCCGTAGACAGGATGAATTTTAAAACTACTAATGAATTCTTCCGGGGTGATTCTTTTTCCAGTCTCAGAATCCAAGACAGGATCACCTTGGCCATCAACCACTACTACGGTACCATCAGATTCCAGGGTAAATCTGCTGCTCAGTTGCTCTGCAAACATATCAAAGAAAGAGACTCCGTCTGCAGCATCAGTCCTTCCTCCAGCAGAATTAAAAACTTTCTCTAACGCATATTTTTTCTGAAAAGACGCGATTTGAACTTCAGCGGCTTTAGCTTTAGCTTCGGCTTCTGCGGCTTGACGGCCGTATTTCTCTTCAATAGCTCTGATGGATTCTCCATAGCGAGACTCCGTCTCAGCCGCTTTCGCTGCATCAGCTTGTAAGACTTTGTACTCTTCTGGATTAATCTCAGCAAACTTTTCAAGCTGCTTCTCTTTCTCTTTAATTTGCCGTTCATAAGTCTTGCGAGCTTCTCTCTCAGACTTTAAAGCTTTCAGAAGATTGGTGACATCTTCTGTTTCTTGTCCTTGATTTGGAGTGTCAAATGTTGACTCTGTAGTGGGTGTGACTTCTGTCTCAGTAGTCGACTTAAGTTCTTCAGACATCTATAAAGAGCAATCCCTGCTCAGTTAGGCCCTATATTGTTCCGATAATTATGTCGTCGGTGGATCGTCCTCAATCTGCAATAGAGTCAAAGTTACTTGAATCGACGTAGAATAAAAACCGCTCCTGTTCCTGACTTTTGCATAAGCCGTCCTGGAGATAGGGATGTCATCATTAAAACCGTATATCACCGGAGCTACCTGATGTGCATTTTCATCAGGAGGAGTTAATTCCGCAAAAATGCCGCTATTAGGAGGAGAAAACGCATCATGTGCTCGGTTCAGATCTTGAGCCCTGGAATACTCGTTAGTGTAAAAAGTAACCGTTGCTCTCGGAACAGTTTGCATCTTTAATATCCCATATCCAGTAAAAGCTTCAAAATCAACCTCGGCTATTCCTAAAGCTTCGGTTGGAGTGGTAAAGAAATTTACTACATTGCGAGAGGCGATAGTAGAAAACTGCTTAGGGTGCCACCTGTTTAAACCAGTATCGTACGCAAGAATACTGCCATCAGGAATGACTCCCGCGATAAATCCTAACCCCATATCGGTTGAAACATCTTCAAGATCCGTTAGCTCAAACTTTTTTACCTTGAATAAATCATTGCTTGTATCGTAAATGAGGGCCTCTCCTCCAGTAGGTGCGTCATTAGTAAGAGCAGAACCAATTTCAACGTCATTGAACTGCGTGAGACTTATAAAGTTTGGGCTATTTTCCCAAAAACCAGTAGCGTCATTGTATTGAATAATCTCGTCGTCAGCAGGATTAATCAGGCTGACATCATACAAAGCGTTAATATTAAAATTATTAAAAGAGAATCCTCCGTTAGTCCAGTTTGTCCCGTCATGCATTAATACTTGACTTGGCGTCGGAATGGCGAGAGATAGCGTCGGATCAAAATTGTCAGATACCGGTTGATCTATAAGGGTCTGTATCCTTATTGAAGTGCTTGTCGAATCCGTGAAGACAATCCTATTAGCCGTTTGTGTAGCAACCACCGATAGTTCTGCATCAGCATTTATCAATGCTGCTAAAAGTTCAGCTATATAAATCCTTAATTCAGTATCCAGGTCTGTGCTATTTGCAATGGCTCTGGATTCCGCCTCTTGAAGATGCGGCATGGTTATCGAGAACTGAAACGGCCTATCGTTTATAACTATTTTAGGTACATCTTCTTCTACATATAGACCGTCTACGGTTACAGCGTATTCTGCTTCATACACGCTTGGTAAATTTGTCACTACATCGTTTAGATCTTCAAACGAATCGACGTAATGTTTGTTTATCCAGAACTGCAGAGTGGAGTCATAAGCCAGTATTTGG